CTGTGAGATGTAGAAGATAGTGCATCTGATACAGCAGCAATCATTTTTGCTTCGTTCCAGAAGTCATTAGTAAGTCTAGCACCATTTTGTATTACCTGAATACTAGTTGCGTTACCAAACGTCTGAATACCATCATAGATAGTATCTCCTGCGTCTTGAGTTAATGATCCATCGTAGATGTATTCTACAGACGCATCGTCTAAATTACATCCGTTTAATAACGTGATGTTTGTATCCGCACCCCCACGATCCGAAGGTGTTTTGTTGATAATCGAAAGTTCGTCATCTCCAGAGTCTTGCTCTTGATCTGCGAAATCTCCTAGAGCCCTGTGGAGCTCAATTGTTGTGGCGTAAGAAGGAGTGGTTCCTGTGTGCGTATCGCCAATATAGCGAACGTCTAATGCGGCCCCATTCCTTGTAATACTCCAATCTAATGCTACGAATGCCATAATTGTTTCTTGTTGTTAATTAATTAATAATATATATATATAGTTAAGTACAATTATATGTACGTTAAACTCAATCTATTTGTCCAATCTGTTTCTAGATCAGTCAAGTTTTGTCCAAATGTTTCAACACCGTCAATACATTTTTTTATTGTAATTACACTGTTTAATAAATAGCCACTATAAACAGTAGTTCCATCTGCATCACTTCTATAATCAGTTAATGTGTTTCCTGAAATATACCCAGCATCATTTGTTAGAGCCGATACATTGTCAGTTGCCTGCAAATACACTTCATCGTTAAACAACTCAGAAATATTATCCCCAGACTGTATAGCAGTATCTGCCAAGGCACCTTGTGCAGCAGTTGCGTAATCTGCATCATTAAAATCTGTTATATCAGCTTTTACATGATTATGGTCTGTATCTGCTTTACCATCTAGGGCTAATTGAGTTAATGAACCTATAGGTTTATTTACATCAGAAGTATTATCTACATTACCTAAACCTACATCAGTCTTGTCTACTTGATGAGGATTTTCTAAGTCAGCTATATGATTACTAATACTTGAAGTATTAGCTGCTATTAGTATTTCATTTTGGGCTAGCTGCTGATCTATAAACTTACTATCAGATACCCATACATTTCCTAAAAAAGCATACCATCCCATAGGGTAGTATGTTCCTCCTAAAGATCCAGGAAGCCAAGCTGTACCTGTATCGTATAAGACAAAAGCAATAGAGCCTTCGTCAGCAATTGAATCTAAATCAGAATACCTATCAACTATTGTTGCACTACCACTAGCAGTTGCATTTACTGTTCTAGGATCTCCATTTTCATCATAAATATAAAGCTTCCTAGTATCTGAAGCAACGTATATTGTACCAGGGTTGGCTTTACGAGCTTTTTTTCTATCAAATCCAAAAAACTGGTTTTGTGTTTGCTTCATTTTTGATTATCCCTTTGCTTGCATTATAATCCAATTGGTTCCATCTGACCAAGCTTGAACTCCACCATAAGGTTTATTTAATATGTACCCAGGTTGTCCATCAATTGTTTCAGCACCAGGAGCAACTAAATTTACTTTGTCGTTAGCCCCTATAGTCCCATCGTTAATAAATCTTATTACTCTATAAGGTTCTATTGCTGCAGATGGAAGCGTAAGGTCGTATTGTCCTGAAGCTCCTACCCAATTAAGATATACTACACCATTAGAATCTGAGTAAGATGATGTTCCACTTGGAGTAGCCTCTAATAAAAATGGCGTGCCTGTAGTTCCTAATTTACTGTACTTAAGAATATTTTCTGAAAATTGAAATACTTTAAGAGTGTCATTCCATACTGGAATTTGACCTGTAGTTGTTGCAGGACCATTAACATCTTCTAAATCTATAAGTAGTCCTCTCCAAGATGGTCTCACAAACAAAGTTCCATTAGATGGACTAGCATTAACAACAACCCCAATAAATATTTGTGCGTTTGGTGCTTCTGGCTTTACGTTTGTTAAAAATCCTGCTGTTACTTCACTTACATAAATTAAATCTCCATTAATCCAAGTCTGTCCATAATTTGAACCATTAGTGGGTATTCCTCTAACTTTTCCAAACCAAGTTACGTGTCCATCTGCTCCGTTAAGTATCTCTTCCGTAGATACTCCTAAGATGTAAGAGGAAGGGATTGTTCCATCTGCTATTGCAGGTGCAACTAATATTCTTCCTGAATTACCATTTGTTCCTGCAAACCTAACAGGCGTTCCATTTGCTATTGTATTACCTGTAGTGTTTCTTACCAATGGTGCAATTTCTTGTCCTAACTGATAAGTAACTCCACCACTCTGTAGATCCATTGTAGCTTCTGTTGCATTCCAAGTTAGTGAGCCTTCTCCTCCTGCACCACCAGATACTTGAAGACTTTGAGCTATAACTCCATTAACTCCCATGTCTAGATCTTGTACAGCTCCAGTATAAGGAACTCCAAAATCTCCTTGAGAAGTAACCAACACAGGAACTCCTAGATCATTGTAAAGAAACATTTTATTAGTGTCTGTTGCAATAAATAAAGTACCCGGAATTGATGAAATTGGTTTCTCAAGTTCATCTCCATAGAATTGGTTTTGTGTTAACTTTATTGCCATCTTGTTTTACTTTTTAGTTTGTGATGCTTTTGCTGCTTGACTTCTTTTAATATCTAATTCTTTAGCTTTCATTGACATATTATCATCATGCTTTAACATGTCGTTAGATAGTGCCTGTCTTTTTATCCCAAGCTCTTCTTCAAACTTTTCAAAATCATCATCATTTTCAAGCCCTGTATCACCTTGCTCTTTTTGTATTCTAGCTGTTTCAGCATTAAGCTCGGCAATATATCTTTTAGTTTCGTCTGTTCTATTAAACTTCTCTAACTCTATTCTTTTGTTCTCTTCGTCAAGTCTCTTAGTCTCTTCTATTTGCTGTTGGAATCTTTTGTTCTCTTCTTCCCCTTGTTTAGACTGAGCTTCCTTCATGTCATTCTCGCCTCTTTCAATGAGTCTCTGAATTTCTCTTACTGATGGAGAGTTGTAGATTTTAATAGCAGTAGAGAAAGAAAGCATCTGGTTTTGTAATCCCATCTGTACCATTCCATCTAACTTTTGCTCTAATCTATTTATCTCATCATCATTAGATACCATTAATCCGTATTCTTCTTCAGCAAACTGATCTCCATCAATTTCTGCTAGTTGACGAGTCATGTCGTCTCCAATGTAAGAAAACTTTATGTCTTTACCTTTGAGTGCTATTTTAGCTGTCTCAATAAGTATTTGAAAACATCTTTTCTTACAATAGTCATGCAGTGTAAAGATTTCTTCTGTAATGTGATTGGACTGGCTAACAGCTCTTTCTATTCCGCCGACAGTCTCCCTGTTCTCGACTTGTCCTAGACGTTGTCTAGAAACACCTGTTATTTCGTCCATTTGTGATTTAGCAAACTCCATCATATCGATGTGAGTTTGTATGAAGTCTCCAACTCTTTGCTCAAGAACTCTACCAGTTGTATTACCTACTGATCCTGCTAGTCTTCCTTTTGCCATTCCTTTTTGTCCTTCCTTGAAACTATCTACTACAGATATTCCAGACTTACGTGCAAAGTACAACCATTTAGTCACTGACCATCCAGTTGGAACTTTTGCTAAATCTAATTCAACGATAGAACCTAAGTATTTACTTAAAGCTTCATTTACTCTGTACCAAGAAATGTCATAAAGGTATTGGAAAGGTTTTGCTCTATCCACCATTGTAACTGCTTCTTCGTCACCTGTATTATATACTTGACCAACAATACCACATGAATTGTAGCTTGGCTGATCTAATTTATTGTATTGTATTTCTCTTGGCTTAATCTGTAAGTAAGTATCTTCACCTATCTTAACACCTTTCCACCACTGAGGAACCCACAAGGTCTTTGCAGTTTCTCCCATCTCTTTATCGATGATATAATCTTCAGACCTAAATTTTGTTTGTTCTTTTCCTAGCTCATCAAAGTAAGTTACCTTTATAACCTTCTTCATAGATCTCCAAAACATTCTAAGTACACGAATGTTTCCATTCCCATCTTTATATGTGTTTCTTCCTGCTTGATCTGCCTTGTCGTATATTCCAGTTGAGTCTATGTAAGAATCCATTCCTTCTCTATCAAGAAGTTTTAATCCGGCCACATCATCAACAGCTTCTGTAACACCATCTAAGTTGACGTTGTCTCCAGCCCATTCTCCTTCATCTAATTTTTTTACATCAAGGTCACTTAGGTCATTATAGAAATGATCTTGTATTTTACCAGGTGACCAGAAGTCATCAAGAACAATTACGTCTGAGTCTTCAATCTTGTTAGAGAATCCTCCACGTAGCGTATGTACTTTTAATGGATTAAGCTTTTCAAATGTTACTTCTCCATTAACTATGTCAAACATGTAAACTTCTTCTCCCATTATTAAGGCATCCTTGAAACCTTGTTGGAATTGAATTTTCATGTCAAGTTTACCAATGTAATGCTTCATTAAAAGATTAGCTCTTTTTTCACGCATATCTTGGTAATCAAAATTAATGTAATCACCATATTTTATTAACTCTTGCTCAAGCTCCTCATCAGACACTTCCGATTGTAGCATCTCCATAAGTCTAGCATCAACTAGCTTTTTCTTGTCTTCTTTAATTTTAGATAAAGTATCAGGATTAACTATCTGTACAGACCAGTCAAACTTTCTTCTCTTTTCTTCTCCAACTAATACATTAACTCTAGGAGTTATAATTGGATAATGTTGTATAGCATCAGGCACAAAAAATTGTTCCATACCTCCTGGGTTTAGAATCAATTTCATATCATTAACATCTACCTTACCGTTGTATAGGTTGAGGTTAATTCTTTTTTGCTTTAATTTTCTACGAACCTTTGAGTTGCTTAAGTAACTGTTATGGTCTGCCCAGTCCATGTGGTCTTTACGCCACTGCTTACCCTTTCTACTAAAAGGTATTTTTTGACTAGGAAAGTTTTTTGTATCTGACATATCTAAATATATTCTGTAAATTTAATCAATATTCTTACTTTATTTGTTTTAATATTATAGCTAAAACCCATTAATGAAGCTCTTGTTGGGGCCTGAGCCTGTGGACATTTTGGTAACTGCATTTTTCCAGTTTTCATCAAGAAAAGGATCGTCATGAAAATAAGTATTTGAGTCTACTTCAGTTTGATCTTCAAAAGCATCTGTCATCTTTGCCCTATCTTCTCTTAATATCATAACCATGTCCATTGCAGATACCCTATCCGTGTTTATATCTGGATTCCATGCAATGCACTCTTTTATATATCCAATGCTTCTAATCCTTCTTAGATTAGGAATTGTAAAGTTACTAGACTCTCCAGTTTCTTCATCATATCTTTCTTCTTCATACGGAGCAAGTTGCCATTGTCTCTGAAGCGTTTTACCGAGCTTAATTACTTCTTTGGTTGTTCTAGTACCTTTTGCCCTATTGCCAAAGAGAGCACTCTTTACAATGTCCATGTCACGCAAAATCTCTGGACTATCTGCAAGCAGATACAAAGCATTACGATTGGAGAAGTAAGAAAACAATCCTTTCAGGTTATTCTCGTAATTTGATTGTGCGTTATAAAATGAAGTTAGTCTTAAACATGTTTCATAAAACTCATCTGCCAATCTTGGACGACCAGTATATTCCGCAACAATCTTGTCTGTCCATAAATCAAATATAAGTATAGACGCTAATGACCCACCAATTGTGTAATCATTATCAATTGGATCTATTCCGCCAATGTATCTATTTTGAAACACATTACCGTCTCTATCTTTGTTAGGCATTTCAAATATCTCAATAGCTCCATCAGCACTAGTGTTTCCTTTTACTTTAAATGGAAACTCTCTAATAGGATTCTGATCAGTGCTGTTTACCCACTTAGTAAACCCTTCTTCATCATAAGATAAGCTTCCTATCCAGTGAGAATCACAGAATCTTTCAATGTTTGGCATTATGTCTTCTAAGTAATCTCTTAGATCTGCTACAGGAAAAGCCGAACCTTGAGTACGCATGATTGCTTCTTGTGGAGTAATAGGTTCCTCTGCTTTAGTCTGTACAATTGTGTTTAAGTCAGATGACCCATACTTTACCTTAGATCTATTCTTATTGATTTCAATCATGGCACCAATAACATCACTGTTACCATTCTTGTCCATTTTTCCACGAAAGTTAAGATACGTACCAAAGAAAAATGCACACTTACCTTTACCATTTGTATTCTTGTCAAACACATTAGGCATTGACATAATGTTATAACCATCTGAGTTATAAAATATTTCTTCTAATCCTTCAAATGCTCCACCTTCAACACCACCTGTACCACCGGCCATCATAAATCCAAATGCATATCCAGATTCTTCAACAGATGGTTGTGCAATCTTCCAAGCTGTAAGGAAGTCAGAGAATTTACCTGCTTCCTCCCAAAGTACTAGTGCACCCCTTTTTCCCCTTGCTTTCTGTGGATCATTCTTTAAGGTAACACCCATCACTTCGTTTAACACTCCAATCTCTGTACCACGGATGTTATCTTTACGACCCATCCTCCAGTGCATATCATTTAAAGAATCTTTTAAACTTCTAACTCTCGGCCATGGCGTATGCGTTGCATTCCAGTCAATTACGTTAACAAATTTATTTAAGATACCATCCTTGATTAGGTATTCTTTCTCATTAGCAATAGCAAATGATTTTACTTTCTTTCTAGCTTTATCTGTGTCTCCAAGTATAAAGTTCTTGGCCAACATGTTAGATGCTTTTACTGAATAACCACAACCCCTTCGTTTTAAGTTGGCACCATGCTTACCTTGTGCTCTTGCTTGTTCACAATAGTGAAAGAACCAGTAATCTGCATCATACACGTAAGCAAAGCATTCAAGCCTGTCAGCCTGTTTAGTTCCTTTTATAATTTCTGCTCTAAGCAGTGGTGCAAAGTTTAATTGAAAGTAATAGTTACCGGGTATCCATTCTCCATCAGATTCTCTTATAAATCCTTCTCTGCATCTTCTTGCTTCTTCTTGCCAGAATTTATAATAAAGTGAATTGGTATTTTTGTTTGGAAACAACTTAGTGTAACACCCATGCTTTTCAAAGTAAAGAGCACTTGGTCTAAAATAGTCCATGTCTTCCAGTATATGCGGATCTGTTAAGTTAACAGCTATTCTACCATTTGGATCTGGTAATCTTAAATCCATATCAGGATCTTCACTTGATTCTGGAAGCAAAGGATTGTCCCATCTAATAAGATCTTTTACTTTGTTTCTTTTTGGAGAGGTAAGATTCTGTATAAACATTATAGAGTCTATACTATCAAGCAAGTCTTGCCTTTCTTCTCTTGGCATAGAAAGAAGAAGATCATCAGTAAGCTCTGTTTGAATACTATTAAATTTTCTCATATTCCATCATCATCAAACACAGAGCTAACTCTGTTTCCAGATTGAGCCTTAAGCATTTTTTCTTTTATTACTTCTTTCTCAATCTCATTCATTGCCTTAATGAGTTTAGGTATCTTTTCTACTGCTCCTGTTATTTTTCCAATGTCATGGATTGGCTTTTTAGTTCTTTCGTCCCTTTCATCCATATTAACATTATCAAGAAACTCAGATATCTTTTGAATAACCAACCTAGTGCTTTGGAGCAACTTAGTACTTGTAGTTTCTGATGCTTTTGTGTAATATCCTATAGCACGGATTAAATCTTTTCTTGTCCTGTCTAAACCTTTAGGCGGATCTAGTATTCTTATAATTTCTTCTGCTCTTTCGTCATTATCAAGTATGTGCATAAAATCACTTCTCTCATCTGCCATGTAATAAACATAAGACAATTCTGATGTAGCTTGTATCTTATCTTTAGAATCA